TTCTCCATACCTATCAACTTCCCATTCGTATAACTCGTATTCATTCCAACTATTCTCACTGTCTGTCGTTAAATATACATTAGCCTTGTTTAAAAATGATATACCAGCAACAACACTACCACTTCCTTTACTCGCTGGAACTGCATAAAATCCAGCCATTCTTAACTCCTGTATCTTCTCTGGTGATGCACTATCACAAACTATTATATCACTATCTTTATTAATTCCCAACCTTTCAATCTCTACATTAAGGCTTTCAATCTGTTTACCTGGTTTATATATGTGTTCACAGAAATAAAAATTACCATCGTTATATTTACACTCTACTAATGCTGTTGCGTTTGTTTCTCCAAAATCTAAACCGTAATAACTAACATACGGCAACTTTTCAAATTCAATTCTATCAATCTCTTTCCAATTCTTATAGACCTTATTAGGTTTTTCAGCTTTAAGACCTAAACCATATACTTGCCACATATACTCATCAGCAGTACCTTGTTTTATATTATGAGGTGTTGGCTCATATCCTTCAATCTTAATTCTACTTTCTAAAGGACAAAAAGGATTATCTTTAAATGTTGAATGTATTACTAATGTTCTTTTATTCTTTTTTAATCCTTCCACCCAATGCGATTGTGATGGATTCCAATCTATTAATATAAAATCACTTGTACGTTGGTCAATCTGATCGAATACATCTTTAGTAATCTCGTTAACCTCATTAAACCATGCAACAGACTGTGTAAGTCCATGTACTTTTTGATGGTCATCAGTACCATTAAATTCTAAACTACTGCTACTTCCAAAATATGTAGACTCTGTTTTATTGTGTTTGATAGTATCATATAGGTAACAATTCCTATCGACTAAGAAATTATAAAAGTCACGGTACACAGTAGCTCTACAATCTGTTTTAGTCTTACGCCATACAGTAATCCTTTTATTGTCTTTACCTACTAAGTATAAATAACCTAATTGGTTTAGACTCCATGTTTTACTTGAACGTGAACTACCTTCATTTATGATATACCTATACTTTCTATCGCCATTCTCATCAAGTTCATGTATAGCATCCCAGTTTTTTTCAAAGACCTTAGTTGCTTGGATTTTCATCCCTTACTATTTCTATTTCTAATTTATTATTTAAAGGCTTGTCATCACTCTTTATATCTTGTCGCTCCACTAAGTTATTTAAACGCTGTGTAATACTAGCATTATATATACCAGCCATACCACCACCTATTTGATCTTCTCTTATTTCGCCTCTTATACATGAACAGATAGGGGTATAATCAGAATATCTATCTTCAGTATTAGCAAAATAATCCTTTAAATCATTTATAACACCTTTCTTAAACAGGAAATTCTCGAAACCTACCATTGTTAGTGGTACTTCTCGAGATACGCTTACTTCCTTACCTTCTTTAGAGTTGTAAAAGTTTTCCTTTTTAGGATTAGCTTTACAATATATTTTATACTCTTCAAAAAGTTCGTAAAGTTTTTCTGGGGATTCTATGTTTTTATTCTTACCTATATTAAAACTCTATTATATCGTTCATAGTTTGCAAACATACGAAATTTATTTCATATATCCTAATTATTTAACATTTATTTTTGCAGAAAGAGTAGTAATCGAAACTAATGCTTTTACACACACATCCCTTAGCAGGGGAGTCTAACACCTTGTTAGTTCACTTTCTATAGTTGCCTTTATCAGATTCGAACTGATGACCAACGCATTATGAGTGCGCCACTCTAACCAACTGAGTTAAAAGGCATTTTGCGGAAATTAAAGGATTCGAACCTTTGACCTTATCGTTAACAGCGATTTGCTCTACCAACTGAGCTAAATTTCCTTTGAGCTGAATGCAGGACTCGAACCCGCAACCAGTAGATTACAACTCTACCGTTCTACCAATTGAACTAATCCAGCTTATTTTTTTCATACATATAAACGCAATCATCTACTAACTCGTCTAATTGATCTTCATAATATCCATATATAGTAAATATCTTTTCATACAATATAACATCATCGTGTAAATGAGATAGTTCAATCTTTAACTTACTATCATTCATTGTAGTACTAACTACATATCCGTATTTCTCGTAATAACTATTTAATTTTGTCATTTGTTTACTTTTAAAAACCCCACCATCCAATCTCCGAACATTATCTTATTCTATGAATGATGGGTAAAAATCTAATTATGAAAACTTACTAATTCAAACTTAATGCGAATATACAAAATTAAATAATACCATGCAAGAAAAATCGTATTTATTTTTTATTTTACATTTTTATTTGGTGGAATGAATTATTATTTATATCTTAGCGGTATCAAAAACAATATATTATGACACGAGTAGAAAAAATAAGTAGAGCAGTAATAGTAGGATTAATAATAATAGTAGGGATATTCATTTTAGTAGATGCTTGTCTTTACCCTAAACCTTATATGATATAATGGAAAATTACTTACCACCAGAAGAATACGATAATAATTGTGCATATTGCGACACACCATGCGATAATGAATATTGCAGTAAAGAATGTTTTATTAACTCACATAGATAAATATTATGGAAATTAAAAGTATTGAAAAAGTAAAAAAATACATTGATAAATTAAAAGATATTGATTCAAAAATAATATCACTTGAAAAATTATCTAAACATTATAAAGATGGATGTACTATAAAAATTAATTTTGGGGAAAATCAAAATATTGCTGACTCTGGATTATACACTACTGGACATACTATAACTTTAAATTATAGAGGTTGGAATTCTGACGATGATGATTACGAAAAAAAGGAAGATAAGAAGCCTGAAGAAGATTTAACCTACAATGAGAAGTTAATAGATACGGAAAGTTTATTCTTATTAGATTCTATGATGAAAATAAAGAAAAGTCAAAGACATTGGCTAATAAGTGAATTACAAAAAGAAGGTATAAAAATATAATTATGAAAACAATTAAATTAGACACTGGAAACATTACATTAGATAAGAATGATAATATCATTAGGCTAGACTTAATTAGTTTAGATGAATGTGATAAGTTAATATCAGAATGTGCATTAGTAACTCCTGATATTGATTTAGAAGTAGAGAGTTTATATGTAGAACAAATTAATAACCAATTATTAAACACATTTTAATTATGAAAACACATTACAGAAAAGTATTTAAAAGTGACCATTTAGGAGTTGCAGATTTAGAAGATTTAATAGAAGAGGGTAAAAAGCTTATTTTCACTATTAAATTAGTTAAACAAGAGTTTAATGTTATGGTTGCAGGTAGACGTGGAAATCATAATATAGCCTACTTTAATGAAAATATCAAACCTTTAGTTTTAAACGCTACTAACTCAAAGGTTGTTAAGTCTTTTAATAATTCAAGTTCTTTTGTTGAGGATTGGAATAATACAGTTATCGAATTATACATTGATGATTCAGTAACAATGAAAGGTGAGCGTACTGGTGGTGTAAGAATTAGAAAGGTGCAACCTAAATTAGTCAAGGTTAAACCTAAATTTACAGAAGATAAAATAGAAGCTACGTTTAAAAAAGGTATTACCATTGAACAAATAAAAGATGTTTACACAATTACTGAAGAAGTAGAAAATTTATATTTATCTTATGGAGCAAAGGAGTAAAGAATGGTTTGAAATGCGTAAAGGTAGGTTTACTGCATCTGATATATCAAGGTTATTAGGAAAAGAATCATTAGCTAAAACCAAACAATCAATAGATACATTTGCTTTTGAAAAAGCTGTTGAGGTTGTTTTTGGATTGAATGATGATGATAGTATAGTTTCATTTGATATGCAAAGAGGAATAGATTTAGAACCTTTAGCATTTAAAAAGTTTAAAGAGTTAAAAGAACTTGAATTTATAAGTGTTAAAGAATGTGTTTTCTTTCCTTTTAAGGATCATTCAGGTGCAAGTCCAGACGGTTTAGTTGACGATGATGCTATATTAGAAATTAAATGCCCAAGACGTAATAAATTTTTTAAGATAGTAGCTAATGGTGTTTCTGAAATAGATAAAAAGTATATTGCTCAAATGCAAATGCAAATGCTAGCCACTAAGTCAAAAAGATGCCATTTCTTTAATTATTTATTAGAAAATGGTAAAGAGTATTACCATGAAATAATAATAGATAGAGATGATGATATGATTGATTTAATTAAAAAACGAATATTGTCAGCTACTGAAATTAAGTTAGATTATATTACTAAATTAGCTTTAAATAAACAATGGAAGAACATTTAAATAACATAACTCGCATTATTAACGATTATAACAACCTAACTATTAATAGTGGTACTGAATTAAGCCAATTGTTAAAAGAGTTAACTTGTGAGTTATTTTACTTAGAAAAGTATAGGAGTGAATACTCAGAACAACACAACAATATAATGTGTAATTTTGTTGGTTCTGTTTCTGCTGGTAAAATTGATGCAGATACGCAAGTTCCTGAGTTGTATATGTTACGTAGAGTTATGAACGCTGCTTATAGGTGTGTTGATGCTTTACGTAGTAATATAAGTTATATTAAAAAAGAACATTAATATTTGTGTATTAAATAAATTATAAGTAAATTAGCTAAAAATATAAATTATGAAACTAAAAGATTTAAACCTTAGTAAAATTAAAGACGTAGAAGTTGAAGTAATTGATCCAAATGATTTTCCAGACTTTACAGATGCTTTTATAAGTGCTGGAGCTTATGAAGATAGACCTTTAACAACATTAGAACTATCATATATCAATGATAAATGTACTGACTTTGTTCAGATGCAAGTAATGAAAAAACAATCTGAAAACGTAGAAGTATATTATGAGCAATACTAAAATAGAACAAACAGAAGTAAGCACTATTATACACCAAGAACACTACAACGATAAGTATGGTAGTCTTTACTTAGTTGCAATTCAAAGAGGATGGAACGCTTACCAATTCGATGCTATCAAAAGAATAGATAGATGTGAAAAGAAAGGAGAGTTTGAAAAGGATATTGATAAAACAATAGAAGTATTAAAAATGTATAAACACAAACAATAAATATAAATATGGAAGTACAAGGAAAGATTAAAAAGATTAACGAAACTCAAACATACGGTGCGAGTGGTTTTAGAAAAAGGACTTTAGTAACTGTAACGAATGAGCAATACCCACAGATGTTAGAAATTGAGTTCGTACAAGATAAATGCGATATCTTAGATAAATATGAAGTAGACCAAGATGTAACTATTAGTATTAACTTACGTGGTCGTGAATGGATTAATCCAGAAGGTAAAGCCATTTACTTTAATACTATTCAAGGATGGAGAATTGAAAAGTTAGAAGCAGGAGTTAAAGAACCATTAGCACCTTTAGATAATTTAGAGCAAAGTAATGATGCTCCTGAGGACGATTTACCTTGGT